TTCTTGGTCGATAATGTTTTGAGCAAGTTCAATTGTGTGTTGTATTTTTTCTTCAGCAATTACTTGTCTTACTTTCATAAGTTTTGTGAATTGAATTGTTAAAGATTTTGATTCCTCACTCTTAGTTCTATACCAATCAAAATACTCCCCCATTAAACCTTCATAAAGTTTTGATTTTAATCTTAAATAAACAGGGGTAATAATCTTTTCAGGTAAATCCAATACTTCCGTTTTCAATCTTCTTAAAACTTGTTTTGAAGTTCTATCTCTTAATTCTTCTAAGTTAGATGCTCCTGACACATTCCAAATCTTTCTGTTACCGGCCTTAAACTGATATCCTTGACAATATCTAATAGCATATGCCATCCAATTCTGTGCGACAGGGCTCTCAATTAATTGAAGTAAATTAAAATAATTCATTGGTCTATTTGTCATTGGAGTTCCTGTTAATAACCAAAGTCTATTCGCCTTCTTAGAAAAATGATTTACAAGTTTTGTTCTTTGAGCCTGACCATTTTGAATGTAATGGGCTTCATCTATGATAATCAAATCAGGATTTAACTTACCAATCATCGAGTTTTCTTTATCCTTTAAATCATAGAAATTTTTTAAGATGTCATAATTCACAATAATAAAGTCGTGGTCTAATGAAAAGTTTTTACTTTCACAAATAAAAATACTTCTATCGGTGTAATTTCTAATTTCTCTTTCCCAATTTATTTTTAAAGATGCTGGACAAATAATTAAAATCTTTTTTGCCCCACTCTCAATCGCTGCGATTGTTGCTGAGGTAGTTTTACCAACACCCATATCGTCAGCTAATATAAATCTTTTAGAACCAACCAATTTTTCTATCGCCTCTTTTTGATGATTTAACGGTGGTCTATGAGAATATTTAAAGTAGTCAATTTCGACCACTTTAGTTGTGTGAGTTTTTAGTAAAGCCCCTTTAGGTAACCAAAAATCATGTATAGTTTCTCCTGAAAATACTTTACCCCAAATGTGATAAGATTTTTCTTTTTCTGTCAATAACTTCTCCACCCAAACCTCAGTCGGTATTTCAGTATATAATTTCTCATCCGCAATTTTCTTTGCGAAGTAGGGGTCTAAATCAACCCACTTCTTAGCAACCTTTGGAGTTTTGTTGTGGTTATTAATTATATATTCTGATTGAGAACGAGTTGGATAAAACTTTTTGTTAGTTAGTTTTTGTTGTTTTAATTTTAAGATATAGTTATTCGCGCCTTCATACGAATCCAATATGGATAAGGCATTATGTTCGATAAGATTATTTGTCAGACCTGAAGTCACAATATCATAATAAACTTTGTTAAAACAAAAATAAGAAGTATTTATAAATATGTCAAATAATAAAGTTCCAATAACAAGAGTTGGTAAGTTTTTTGGTAGAGAAGATTTCGATTTGGATATCTCAATGGGTGAAGAATGGTTACACGGGGATATGAATTTTACTTTGGTATTATACAGAGTAGATAGAATGAAAACAAAAACCGATGATGTGTATGGTGAGACCGTAGAAGATGGTATTAAGTTTTTACCCCCTGTTGAGTTTAAAGGTTATGTTCAAATTATGGCGCCTGAAAATAAAAATCTTGGTAATAGTAAAATAAATCAATTTGAACCAGGTAATTTAAAAGTTTCTGTTTATCAAAAACATTTGGATGAGTTGGGTATTGATATTAGTTTTGGAGACTACATTGGATATTACGAAACTGAAAGTAGAGTTAGGTACTATACCGTGAATAATGATGGTAGAGTTGTGTCTGACAATAAACATAATTACGCGGGAACAAGACCTTATTATAGAACAATAATGGCTTCTGCGGTTGTTAATAACGAGTTTAGAGGTTTATAAAATAATGCCGTTACCTAAAAAAATAAAAAAAAACATACCGTTAACCGAATCTAAAATTCTTTTAGAAAGAAGAAAAGAATTGGTTGATAAAATCAATCAGGACGGTACTTATCTTCCTAAGAGTTTATTACATGCTGATTTAGATGGGGGGTTTTTAGATTTTGTAAAAAATGATTTAAAATTGGTTGTTACGGGGAAACTTGTACCAACTGTTGATGTTATAATGACAACTCAGAATTGGGCACAATTTACCGAAACTTGGAATTTCCAAAATATAGATAAAAATGCAGAGCCACCTTTCGTAACAATAATAAGAAATCCTGAAGTTAAGTATGGTAGTAACCCGTTAATCTATACAATACCAAATAGAAGACAATATTTTTATGCACAAGTTCCTACTTGGGACGGCCAAAGAGCCGGAATGGATATTTACAAAATACCACAACCAGTTCCTGTCGATATAACATACTCTGTTAAAATAGTTTGTAATAGAATGAGGGAATTAAACAAGTTTAACCAAATTGTTTTAGAAAAATTTTCGTCTAGACAATCATACGCTAATATAAAAGGACACTATATTCCTATAATAATGAACAACATTTCTGACGAATCTGTTATGGATGTTGAAAAAAGAAAATATTATATTCAGAGTTATGAATTTACTATGTTAGGTTTTTTAATTGATGAAGATGAGTTTGAGGTTTCTCCTGCGGTAACAAGAATATTACAAATTTATGAGGTTGATAAAAAATCATTTAGTAGAGGAAAGAAAAATGAATCCGAAGAAAAACCAACAACAATGAACTTTCTATTTGTGACCGGGAATAACACACTTGTTGAAAAATTTTATTATACCTCAAATATAAAGATTGGTAATACTACAAATATAAATTTAGAAAATGGATATTCCGTTTATATTAATAATAATTATTACGGGGATGACGTTGTGGAAATTCAAATCAATACCAACGATGTTCTAAAAATACAGGTTAATAAAACCGACATTACTTTAGATTCTAATATAGAATTATTTATTGATTACATTTAATTTTCGCCGTAAATATCCTTTTTTTCTTTACACTTCTCAATAATAAGTTTTTCTAAAAATCTATACATTTTAATACCATTTTTTTCACAATAAGTTTTAAGTAGTTCGTGTACTTCTACCGTTATCTTTAAATTCTTTATCTATAATAAATAAAAAAATTAAATTTAAAAAGAATAATGGCATCTAACAGTAAAGTATTCGTATCTCCTGGGGTTTACACTTCAGAAGTTGATTTAAGTTTTGTGGCACAAAGTGTTGGTGTTACAACTTTAGGAATCGTTGGTGAAACCTTAAAAGGACCGGCTTTTGAGCCTATCTTCATTAGAAATTATGATGAGTTTTCATCGTATTTTGGAGGTACTTCACCTGAAAAATTTATAAACACACAAATCCCTAAGTATGAGGCATCATATATTGCTAAGGCTTATTTACAACAATCAAATCAATTGTTTGTAACAAGAGTTTTAGGATTGTCAGGTTATGACGCGGGTCCTTCTTGGACTATCTCAACTAAAGCAAATGTTGACCCTTCTACAGTAACTCTTTGTTATAGTTCAGTTACGGACATTAATATTTGTAGTGGTCAAACAAATCCTTGTGACCCTTGTTGTGTTAGTTATGAGATAATACCTTATTTGTTTGAGTATACCGGATGTACTAACAATGTGGACTCAATTATATTTGACGAAATTAATATACCGGACGAAATTTTATCAAAATTAAATTTACCATACGAAAGATTTGACGGAACTCAATCGAGTTTATCTGAAAATATTAAATCTCAGATATTTGATATTATTAATGACGAATCTTTAGTAACCCCTAAAGGATTGGAAAGTTCATCAGTTTATTATTATGGTGTTGTGTCAGGAGACACATATGACTATATAAAAAGTCTTGGTTTTAGTGCTGAAACAAATGTTTTTGATGTTGATGATGTTAATTCAGAAACAGCTAATTACTCCGACCCAAATAACGACCCTTGGTATTATGCGTTATTCGATAATATCGGTAGCGGTAATTATACTGGTTATTCTTTTTATTCATTAGTTAATGCGACTCAAATTATAACAGGGTCAACAACAACAACTTCAACCTCAACAACAACCACAACAACCAATCCTTGTAATCCTGTTACCCCAACAACTACAACAACTACTACTCAGAAACCTGTTTATTGTTATACTGGAGAGGTTTATGGTCATATTTTTGTATATAAAGGAAAGGCTTATTTAGATTACGATGATTTAGTAATTGCAACTTTACGTTCAAGAGGTTTGGCAACATACTCTGAAGATGACGGAGCGGTCTATGAAGTTAGCGGATTAACTCAGGTAACTATAAATTGTAATGGAGTTTATTCAGGAGTAACAAAAAACCCTTATTCAACATTTGGACTAAATATAACAAATAAAGATGGTAAATCTTTCTTCTTTGAGACATCGTTTTCAAATTCAGATTCTAAATATATTTCTAAAGTATTTGGAACTTCTAATTTTGGAAAACCTAGAAGTGAAACTCCTTTATTCGTAGAGGAAAATTTCCAAGCGTTATTAAATTACTCTTGGAGAAAAGGTTTTATAAGAGGTTTAAGTTGTGATTTAACCGCATTACCTAATGCCAGACAAGGTTCTGACCCAACTTCAATTGCTTGGTATTTGGAAAGATATCAATCACCAACCTCTCCTTGGGTTGTTTCTGAATTAAGAGGTAACAAAGTATTTAGATTATTTAAATTCACCACAATTTCAGATGGTAACGCCGCTAATACTGAGGTTAAAATATCTATCGCAAATATTTCATTTAACAATGGAACATTTGATGTTATAGTTAGAGACTTTTTTGACACGGACGCAGCTCCTATTGTATTAGAAAAATTCACAAATTGTAGTATGAACCCTGAAGATAATTCATTTATCGCCAAAAAAATAGGTACTTTAGATGGAGAGTTCCAATTAAACTCAAGATATATTATGATTGAGATTAATGAAGATGCTCCAATAGATTCTTTACCTTGTGGTTTTGAGGGGTATCAATTTAGAGAATATGCCGGTGTAAAATCACCATTCCCGATTTATAAAACTAAATATGATTTCCCTGGTGAAATTGTTTATAATCCTCCATTTGGTTTAGCGTCAGGTGCGGATGACGCAATTAGAAGTTCAGGTGATAATGTTAGAAGAACTTATTTAGGTATTTCTGACACTATTGGTCTTGATTTGGATTTCTTCACATACAAAGGAAAACAATTACCATTAAGTGTTTGTACAGATATTACGGGTGATGAATGGTTTTTTAAAACAAGAGGTTTCCATATGGACAAAAACGCGGCTAGTATTACTATTACTGATGGGTTTACAACGAGTGGTACTCCGGCGTTTTTTGTTGGTTCTGCTGAATTTGATTCTGACCCTCAAGAAGAGTCAAACCCTTATTATAGATTATTCGCTCGTAAATTCTCATTATTATGTGCCGGCGGTTTTGACGGATGGGATATATACAGAGAATCAAGAACTAATACTAATAGATTCGTTTTAGGTCAATTAGGTTATAGAAATGGAGCTTGTCCTTCTCAAAAATACCCAACATCAACAGGGTGGGGAGCATTTAAACCAATAACCGTAGGAGACAACACTCAAGATTGGGCAAATACCGATTATTATTCGTATCTTTTAGGACAAAGAACTTTTGCAAATCCTGAAGCAGTTAATATCAACGTATTTGTAACACCAGGTATTGACTATGTTAATAATTACAGTTTAGTCGATAGAGCAATCGATATGATTGAAAACGATAGAGCGGATTCATTATATATCTGTACAACTCCTGATTATAATATGTTTGTTCCTACTGTTGGTGACCAATTAGATTTAATATATCCACAAGAGGCGGTTGATAACCTTGAAGATTCTGGAATTGACTCTAATTACACCGCAACTTATTATCCTTGGGTATTAACAAGAGACACCGTTAATAACACTCAAATTTACATACCGGCAACCGCTGAAGTAACTAGAAACTTAGCGTTAACCGATAATATTGCTTTCCCTTGGTTCGCGGCCGCTGGTTACACAAGAGGTTTGGTAAATGGTATTAAGGCTCGTAAAAAGTTAACACAAGAGGATAGAGATGTGTTGTATAATGGTAGAATTAACCCAATCGCAACTTTCTCAGATGTTGGAACTGTAATATGGGGTAATAAAACTTTACAGATTAGACAGTCCGCACTTGATAGAATTAATGTGAGAAGATTGTTATTACAAGCTCGTAAATTAATATCTGCAGTATCGGTTAGATTATTGTTTGAACAAAACGACCAAAAAGTAAGACAAGATTTCTTAGATGCGGTTAATCCAATATTAGACGCGATTAGAAGAGATAGAGGTTTGTATGATTTCCGTGTAACAGTTTCTTCTGACCCAGCGGATTTAGATAGAAACCAAATGACAGGTAAAATTTATATAAAACCAACCAAATCTTTAGAGTTCATAGATATCACATTCTACATAACTCCAACAGGAGCGTCTTTTGAAAATATCTAATATTTATAACAAATTGGGGGGAGTAAAGTCCCCCTAATTTTTAATAGTAAAAATATGAGAAAAAAAATTGACGAATCATTCCAAGATTATATACCAGTAATTATAGGTAGTATAGGTACGATATTTGCAATTAAACAATTTGGAATGAAAATTTTAGGTAAAATTTTTAACTCGATATTGGACTCGTTTGGTAAAAATTTTTGCACAAAATCCTTTAAATTTTTTTTAGAATTAATAAAGAATTCACCAGAAAAAGTAATTATAGAATATAAAAAATTCGATGATTATTATCAAATATCTTTAGATTTACAAGATAAATCATTTATGAATGAAGATTTTGACGTTAATTCTTTAGAACCTTCAGACCTACCGGCATTAATTAAAATATATAGTAATGGTAAAATAGACTTTAAGTGTGTGTATGAAATAGTTAGTTTTGAATATGGTGGAGAGATTTATTCGGAATTAGAAGGGTTTATTCGTAAATATGGTAAGGAAAATAAAAAATTAAGAGACCAAAACGAATTAATTAAAATTAGGGAAATATTGAATAGTGTTTTACCAAGTGTTACTGAAAATGGTTTGACACAAGAAAAAATTATCAACATGTTACAGAACATGGATAGTAATTTATTGGAAAAATTATCTAATGAATTGTCTCAATTTTTTGATATTTCACAAGAAGATATTAAAAAAATTATTATAAATTCATCAAACATCAATTTAAAATTTAATGAAGGGTTGATTTATGGTGTTTTCGCAAAAGAATTGTATAAAAATATTTTAGCTTATATAGAAAAAAATAATTTAAATGAAAGTATTTTACCGGTAATTAAAGAAGAAATTAATAGAATTAAAAGTTTATTTAAATAT